ACCAAAAAAACAAAAAGGCTACACTAGAGCGCAATTAGCTAAAGAATTGGAGCCGGGTTTGAATGCTCTGTTCGGTGCTGAATATGAAAAATATTCAAACAAAAAACGTAAGCACCCACGTTATTGCGATCCGTTACGCGCTATCATGGAAAGTGGCAGACCTTACACTCTGAGCCAGCTTCAGAAGCGTTTAGGCAAAACTAAAGGCACTGTTGCTCACGAAATGAGTCAATTGCGTAAGGCTGGTTTTTTGATTACAAAAAGGTACGACAAAAAAATCTCTGCGTATAAGTATCGGAATCCATCGTGATTTTGCGCGGATACCAAGAGGCGGCTATTAATGCCGCCTCTGACGCTTTAGACAAACATGGCAACACGCTTGTCGTGGCTCCTACTGGCGCTGGCAAGACTATTATGCTGTCTGCGCTTGTTGGCAAGCGGTATAAGAAAAACGATAATGTTCTAATTCTTCAGCATCGTGATGAATTAGTTTCACAAAATTCCAATAAATTTCACAAGGTCAATTTAAATCTCACTAGCAGTTTTTACAATGCTTCACAAAAGGATTGGTCAGGCAACGCTGTATTTGCAATGGTGCAGACGCTATCTCGTGAGAAGAACCTAGCGCAAATGCCGCACGTTGACATGATTGTTGTCGATGAAGCGCATCATACTATTGCCGATACATATCAGCGTATCATTAAGGCCGCAAAGGAAGCAAATGAGGGGGTGCAAGTAGTTGGCTTTACCGCTACCCCTAACCGTGGTGACAAGAAGGGTCTGCGGGACGTATTTAATAATTGCAGTCACCAGATTGAAATTTCTACTCTGATTAATGAAGGGTTTTTAGTTCCGCCAAAAACATATGTGATTGATGTGGGTGTACAGGATGAGTTGCGGAGTGTCCGCAAAACTGTTGCCGACTTTGATATGGAAGCTGTTGAGCGGATTATGAATCGCCGCGCTATCAACAAAAGAGTTGTAGAGGAGTGGGCAGAGAGAGCGCCCGATAGAAAAACAATTGTGTTCTGCTCAACAATCAAACATGCAACAGATTTATGTGAAGAGTTCCTTGATGCCAATGTAAAGGCCGCTACTGTAACTGGGGACACTCCAAGCCATGAACGTGAAGAGATTTTACATGAATTGGCTCATGGAGATATAGAAGTTGTAGTTAATGTTGCTGTGCTTACGGAGGGGTTTGATGCCCCGCCTGTGTCGTGTGTCATGCTGACTCGCCCATGTTCGTATAAAGCGACAATGGTGCAAATGATCGGTCGAGGATTACGCACGATTGATCAGGAAGAGTTCCCTGATGTCATTAAAGATAACTGTGTTGTCATGGACTTTGGCACATCGGTTCTTACGCATGGATCTTTGGATGATTTAGTCAATCTTGATGGTGGTGAGTTAAACGGTGATCAGCCCAAAAAAGATTGTGCTGGGTGTGGTAGCTCAATTCCTTTATCTGCAAAAGAATGCCCTATTTGCGGCTATGAAGCGCAAGATGGCGAGAAGATGCCGCTAGAGGATCTTGACTCATTTGAACTTACTGAAGTTGATCTTATGGAGAGGTCGCCATTCCGGTGGATTGATTTGTTTGGCACAGGATCTTGTTGGTCGTCATCTGGGTTCAATGGATTTTCTTTAGTCGCAGAGACAACATGTGCCTCTGTTGCCTTGGTTAAAAAGAATGACGGTAGAGTTAGAGTTATTAGCATCGGAAGCACAAGGCAAGTTATGGCAGCGGCTGATGATTTTATGAGAGTAAATGAAAATAGCGACAGCGCTAAGAAAAGTAAGCGCTGGCTTAATGATCGTGTCAGCGAGAAGCAACGTGTCCAGTTGAACAAGCACGGAGTGCATGTAGGCGCTTTTGACTTCTCGTGGACTAAATATAAAGCGGCGTGTATGCTGAATTATATTTGGAATAAAAGATTTATTGACACATATGTCAATGACGTAGCTCAGAAAGCCATAAATGATGAACAGAGGCAACTTGCAAGTGAAGCTAAATCTCATTGATGATACTGAAATTGACATATCTTGTTTTGTGCAAGTGAAAGATCCAAATGATGGTCAGGAAGTGCATGATTGCGTTATGGATGCCATTACTGATTATATAGAGCGTTATGACAATATGCTTGTGGACGGTGAAGCAGAAATATATTTTGGCGATAGTATTATGTACATCATAGGCTTTAGCCGTATAGAAGGGGACGAAGAAACATGGGGGATAGCAACCGCAGAAGGCACCATCACTCTCCACTAAAAACAATTGGAAAGCTGTTTACTAACATCGGTTGGGACAAGCGGCTTTGCGATTTATCTGAAGATGAAATCGTAGCAATCGCTGTGGTGATTCAAGCAATAGAAGGGCTGGAAGATGTCTACTCTAATGAGTACCTTACAGAAGTTTACCTCCGACATGGAGGCGGCAGATTCTGCATTGAAAGCGAAGCGGACATACCGTTCTGAAGATGCGGCAAATATTATTCAAGAGCTTGATCGAGGTATAAAGGATAAGGAGTTTAAATCTCCTCGCCGGAAATATCTTGGCGCATCTTCTTTGGGTGATCCTTGCGCTCGTAAACTTCAGTACAGATATATGAATCAAGAAGTTGATGAAGGTCGGGGCTTTCCAGCAAAAACATTACGAACATTTGCTCTTGGTCACAGTGTTGAAGATTTAATGATCATCATGTTTCGTGACGCTGGGTTTGATTTGCGTACTGAGCTGAAAGGCGAACAATTTGGGTTTGATACGGCTGACGGCGAAGTTCGTGGACACATCGACGGCGTTATAGTTGGAGGACCGTTGCCGATTGGATACCCTATGCTGTGGGAGTGCAAATCAGCATCGGACAAGAAATTTAACGAATTTGTTCGTAAAGGCGTGGCTATTGCTAACCCTGTATACGCAGCGCAGGTTGCTTTATATCAGGCATACATGGATTTATCAGAACACCCGTGCTGCTTTACAGTTATGAACAAAAACACAAGTGAGATCTATATAGAGCTTATGCCGTTTAATGCGGAGCTTGCACAGTCTACTAGTGACAAGGCTGTAAACATTATTAAAGCTACCCGTGCAAATGAGATGTTGCCGCGTGTAGCGCAAAACAGTGACTATTTTGGTTGTAAGTTCTGCGACTTTAGAGATACTTGCTGGTCTGAATAAAAAAATGGGAGACAGGTGTTCGGAAATGACCTGCCTCCCATGAGGTAAAACAATGCTTAACGAGGTACAATATAATGAGTGTGGTTAGGTTTGGCAATACTACATCTAGTATTTCATCAAATAATTTAGTAGAAGATATTTCTCGCCGAGTTCCGAAAAGCGAACAAATTCGTATCTTACGCGATACGTTTCCTGCTGGTCGGGTTCATGGCAATACATTCTATCTTGGGTCTTTATTAGGTGATCCTGGGCAATCGTTAAAAATAAACATTGATCCGCATTCCCCACATTTTATGAAGGGGCAGGATTTTAATGGCGGTGTCGGGATTGGGGGTATCGTAAAGATCCTGATGGAAGCGCGTGGCATGAAGCTCGGCGAGATCAAAGATATGTTTAGTACATATCTAGATCATACAGCAACGCAAGTTGTTCGGGATAACGGCTCGGTTGAAAATCCGTTTAAGCAACAGTTCAATGCAAATTCACCATATGACGCTGAATATGTATACACCAATGCAGATGGTGAAGTGCTGGTATCAGTGCGCCGCTACAATGTAAAGGATGTGGATGGCAATCCAGTTCTAAATACTAATGGCAAGCCTAAAAAAGAGTTCAGGCCATTCATTGACGGTTCACCATATTCCAAGTTTCCTGATGTGCGGCCTCTGTACAATATCCCAAATGTGTTGGCATCACGCCGTGTAATTTGGGTCGAGGGTGAGAAGTGCGCTGATGCTTTAAACGCATCTGGTTATAGCGCAACATGTACAATTGGTGGTGCGGGTGCGCTGACAAAGCGAACCGCCACACAATATGATTTCTCCCCGTTGCAAGGCAAAGAGTTAATCTTATGGCCTGACAATGACGTAGCAGGCAAGAAGCTGGCTGATCTTATTCAGGATTTGGCGTTAGCCGCAGGCGTAAGGTCTGTGACAATGCTGACGCCTCCAATGGGCAAGCCTGATGGTTGGGATGCCTCTGACGCAATCTCTGAAGGGTTTGACATTGAAGAGTTCGTAAGCACGAAAGCAAAACCTACTAAGGTCGCCATTAATTTGCTTGACGATACATTCTCTGCTGCACGGTTTAGTGGTGACGCACCAATTCAGAAGTTCCTGATTGATGGTACATTTCCGTTGGGTGTGCCGATCATCTTCTCTGCCGCAGGTGACGCTGGTAAGGGCATGATGACTCTGGATATGGGGATGAAGATTGCATCGGGTAAGCCTATGACTAACACTTTTGGAGGACTGGTTCGTGAGTTCGGTAACGTGGTTATATTTACCGCAGAAGATGACGAATCCGAAATGCACCGCAGAATCGACAGACTTGATCCTATGATGGAGCGTATGGATTACGCATATGACTTAAAGATTGTGCCGTTACCAAATGTCGGGGGTGTGTTTCCCATCTTGTCAGAATCAAACGGTGAATTTAACACAAGCCAAGAGTTTGAAAAAATTTACGAACAAATCTTACAGATGAGCGATCTGAAATTAATTGTGTTTGATCCGTTGGCGTCTTTCGTACATGCAGACGTAAACGCTGATCCAGCGGCTGGTGCTGCGCTTACTGGTCTGCTGGCTCAGATTGCCACAGAAACAGGGGCATCGGTGTTAATGTGTCACCACATGACCAAAGTTAAAGATGACGCAGTAATCAAAACACCAGAGCAAGCCCGTAATCTCATTCGGGGTACAAGTGCGCTTGTAGATGGTGTTCGGTCTGCCTTTGCATTATGGCAAGTTGACTCTGCTCGTGGTCAAAAAACGTGTGATCGGCTCGGGGTTCCGTATCAGCGGAACACATGTTTTGACGGCGCTGTTGTAAAGTCTAACGGCCCTGCCAGTAGAAATGTTCGGCATTTTGTACGCGATCCTATGACTGGGCTGCTTGTTGATAAAACCGAACAAATCCAAGCGCTGGATTCAGGGTCTGCTCGTGAGATTAAGCTGGACGCAATGTATGAATGGATTGTTCAGTGCGAAGATAGCGGTATTGCGCTGACGCATATGAGCGGCAACAACGCTGTGTCAAAGCGTGTAGAAGACGCAGACGCCCCAGAAGCATTGCAGGGATTGAGTAAGTCTGTGTTGGAAAACTATGTTCGGGATTTGCATCGCTCTGGTCGTATTGACAAGTTCCAGTTGACGGCAACAGGCGGTAAGATTTGGCTGGGCGATGTTCGGGGTCTTATGTCACGGGGCGAGTATGAGCCAGTAACAGGTCGGGATAATGTCTGACATCGGGGATTTGTTCGGGGAATACGCGACTCCATTCAAGAAAAAAATACTGGATGAGCTGTCGAAGAAACAAGACTCGCAGCCGAAGGCTCGACATATTACGCACACTTGTTCGTATTGTGGGTCGCAGCAGGCCTGGCATAGCAGTGATCATGGAGCCACATGGCAGTGCTTCGCACATAAACGCTAATCAGTTGTAAGCTCACCACCACAAGCAAGATAGCCACAGCCGTCAATCCAGTTGTCGGCGTGGCTTTCGTTTGACCGAATACGAGCAATTTTAAGTAATGCCATCATAACAGCAACGTCAGCCGCAGTGACTGGGGTGCCAAGATGTACTGACCAGTACATAGCAATGGTCTTAAAATTGTTCTCCATATCCCCGTGCTGCGACGCTCGGTCTTTCGTGACATAGCTCTTGGCTGTGTCAAGTATCTCTTTTCTTTTCATGGTTTGCCCTAATTTTTTATTTACAAGGCGACTATCACGCCCTATCATTTACGATAATTATAGTATTAAATTAGCATGTGCAGTGGAGAAAAAAAAGCATGGGCAGCAAGTTTGTTCACATTGATAATCGAGTCACGGTAAGTCTGGAATATCACGATAGAAAGGACAGGCAACGCAACAGAGAGGCGTGGATAAAGGCGACAAAAGATCTGCCAGACGATGCCTTTGGCGATAGCGTTATTACCGATTGGGACAAGCACGGAACAGTGGACAAAAAAGAAACTCATATTTTTAAGTCAACAGATGTTGACTAACATAGCAATAGTTGCTATATACGAATAAATGCTTAACAACAAACGAGGTAAAAATGTCTAAAGATACAAAAGAAATGACGCACGAAGAGCTAATCGAGCATCACAGAAAAGAGCGCGAAAAGGCTTCAAAAGCGCGTGACAAAATGATTGGTCACTTATCACCAGACATGATCCAAGCTGTAAAAGACTTGAAGGAAATCGCGTCTAGCGTTGGTGAAACAATGCAGTTTGAAGGTTCTGAGTATGTGTGGGTCGGTGATATGCACAAGCTGATTGACAGGGCTAACTCTGTAAATTCTCTGTTTAACTTTGATGTAGAGGAGCGCGGGTAATGTTAGATGATGTTAGTCAACAGGATGATCGCCTGATTTCCGTACAGGATCAAATGATGAGGTTGGCATCAGAGATTAATGATGCTGAGTGGGAAGGTCGCGACACTTCACATTTGAAGGAACGGTTCAAAATTCTCAACACCAAGTTTATGGAAGGAGTTGTCTATGAGCCAAACTTCTAATTATATGGAAAAATATTACGGTCAGTTGCGTGGTGGAAAAATTACTCACTTTGAAATGAGTAAAGACGGCTTTCCAACATTTAAAGTAAATCACCCTATTCATGGTTTGCTAACAATAGAGGTTAGTTGTGACCCAGAAGGCAATGATGCAGGTTTTCTATTTATCGGGGACGACAACAAATGAATGTCATAAGTTTGTTTGATGGTATGTCTTGCGGTCGCATCGCTCTTGAGCGGTGCGGCTTTGCCGTTTCTAACTATTGGGCATCAGAGGTGGACAAGTATGCCATGAAGGTGGCAAAGGCTAATTATCCAGATACAGTGCATGTCGGTGATGTTCGTGATGTAATCTGGCCTGAGTTGTTTGATGGTGCGCCAATTGATCTATTGATCGGGGGCAGTCCGTGCCAAGGTTTTTCGTGGGCTGGCAAACGGCTTAACTTTGATGACCCGCGAAGCAAATTGTTTTTTGAATTTGTTCGGGTATTAAAGGAGTCAAAGCCAAAGTGGTTCCTGCTGGAAAACGTAAACATGAAGCGGGAGTTTCAAGATATCATCTCTGAGCATCTTGGGGTCAAGCCAGTTCGGATTAACAGCAATCTGGTATCTGCACAGAATAGGGATCGGCTGTACTGGACAAATATTCCTGTCAGGTCGTTGCCAGAAAACCGAAGAATTGTTCTGAAAGATATTTTGGAGAATGAATTCGTTGACCGCGAGAAGTCACATTGCATTGACGCGAATTATTTTAAGGGCGGTAATTTAAAGTCATATTTTGAAAAGCATCGTCGCCAGTTGGTTTTTGATTTAGATGAAAACACGAACAATTCTGGATTGATCTTGGCTGGCGAGGCTGATTTAAAGGGTCATGGTTACAACCGTAGGGTGTACCATCCTGATGGCAAGGCACCAAGTTTGTGCGCGGCTAGTGGTGGGAACCTAGAGCCAAAGATTTTGCAATTGCCGCGTGGGGCTAATAAAGGCGGTGTAAGAGCGCATAACGGTAAGGTTCCGTCAATGACTGGTTCATCGTGGCAAAATAATAATTTTGTTCTTTATCCAGCGTCTATTGTTGGTCGCCGTATAAAAGATGGTGTCCGTAAAGATAACGACAAGGACGTTCCGATCACGCAGTGCTTAGAAGTGCATCAGGTGGACAAGTCACGTTGCCTATCTACAGTGGAAAAGGACACGTTGTTGTCACCATTGCCGGAAGGCCGTTACGAGGATGCGTACAGCGATGATATGCGGCTGATGTGGCGTAAGCTAACAGTTACTGAGTGCGAAAGACTGCAAACAGTTCCTGATGGCTACACAGCGCATGTGAGCAACACGCAACGCTACAAAATGTTAGGAAACGGTTGGACAGTGGATGTCATCTGTCATTTGTTGAAGGGCATGAAAGATGGATAAGAAAGCGGGTATTACAATCGCCCCAAATATTAAGGGGCATGAGCGTATTGTTGAGTGGTTTGTTGAACGCAGGGACGCAGTGGACAAACTGCCAGAGGAGTATGTTGTCGCGCATGATGATTATTATGCAAATTATAAGACGCACCACAAAGAAGGTTCAAAGATAAATAAACACATTAACCATGAGTATATCCCAGTGGTGGGCGGTTTGGTCGAGGCATCCAAGGTGGGGCGAGATGAGCCTGATGTGTTCTACAAGATGCTGGTCAA